AGACATAGCTAAGTATGCAGCACGTATCCGCCTGTCCACGGTAACGTCATCTCGTTGTGGTACAGGCGGATACGTGCTGCATACTTAGCTATGTCTGAGCATAGGCTAGACCCTGCGACTAGGTTCTTGTAGACCTTCGACGCATCGCGTGTTGCGTTGTGGTTGATGTTGACCGTGTCGGTCACGTTGCGATCTAACTTGCTTGCGCCCCAGTTGGACACGTTAAGCTCGACCAGTACTGCACTTGCTGAGATACCCATAGCTAGCTCCTTCAGGTTGTTGCGTTAGTCAGAAGCAGGTTTACCTGCTAGTTTGTACATGCGATACGCATCGTCACTTATGATCTTCATCGTCGGCGCATCGTGTGCGTCTGGTACATAGACGTGATATGTGTGATGTGCTTCTGTCGTATCGGTCTTGCCATGCCATACAGCCTCGTATCGCTCAGCACTACCAAGCATCTCCGCTAGTGCCACCGCATCACGTGCATCAAGCACGAAGTTGCGATAGCCGATCTCTACGATTACTTTGCTCACGTTAATCTCCCGTGACGTGAATAGTTTTCCCAACAGGTGCGACGGTATTGTTGCCACCCACGATAGTCCAGAGAACAGGGCACTCCCAGTCTCCACCCCAATCCGAACCGACCCACCCATCGGTGAGCATGATGACGCACTCGGGTTTGAGCGCATTAGCTTTGATGTACTCCGTAACACACGAAGGGCTAGTGCCACCACCGCCACGTGGTTTCGTAGAGTCGATGATGCCCGACACAGTATGTGAGTCATATTGTTCATGACCTGCGACCTCGCTATCCCAGTACAACAAGTCCACACGTTCAGGTGTTACCTCTTCCGCGATACCCTTAACCTCAGATAGGAAGTCGTTTAACTCCTTGCCCCCGATAGACCCAGATGTATCGACGCCGATCACGATGTGACCGACACGCTCGCTGATAAGTGACGGCATATACACCCCGCTGGAGAGGAACCGTCTGTTTGGTTTGCGCCATGATGAAGCATCCTTCCCCGCACAGATTGACTTGACGAACTCACGCAGCACCTCACGCCAGTTGATCTTAGGCTCAAGCATGTCGCCTAGCTCACGACTCAGACCACCTGCACCGTTGCCGTTAACCTTAGCGTGTGCCATAGCCCCCTGCCGTAGCGCTTGGTCTACCTCTCGTGCTAGTGTTTCCTTCTCTTCCTCGGTCAGACCTTGTGCACCCTCCCAGTCATGATGATCGAAGCCACCCTCACCATCACCACTCCCGTTGCCCTTGTCATCCTGCTCCTGCTTAAGGATGTCGTAGACCTGCTTGGTGTGCATACCTCGGAACTTCTCATCGACTAGCCCGATTGTCTTGCCGTCTTTCTTAGGCATAGCGATAAGCTTGCCGTCAGGGTCAAGGTCAAGTAGTTGCAGGTTGATCACGTAGTCACAAGCAGCGTTAGCTAGGTGTGGGTTCTCCTTGTACAGCTTGTCCCACGTAGTCAGGTGTCGATACGCTTTGTGCAATGTCTCATGCAGCACAACGAACGCAAGCTCACGCTCATCGAGTTGCTTGACGAACGCACGCCCATACACATCGTCACGCCCATTGGTTGCAGCAGTCGGGATGTTGTCGTCGATGCTGGTCTTGCCGATCATCATTAGCCCAGACCACAATGCGAACCGTGGCTCACGCATCAATCCGATCTTGACCTTCTTGAGCTTACGCTCTTCCTTGTCTTTGTCTTGCATAGCTAGCCCCTTTCATCTACCAACAGCTTGATGTAGTTGTTGAACTGCGTCACATCCAAGTCAGACACAACGAACTCACCATCACGCATGAGTCCGTATTTATCGATGTGCGGGAAGTGCACCATCCTGTAGCCCGCATTGAACAATGCTTGCTTGATGATCGCGTTGCCCATCCACTCTCGCTCGGTTGACTCGTACGAAATCATCTCGATCCTCCGTGGTTTATGTAGTGTTACCGGCATCACAGTAAGTCCTCGTTCTTAGCAACCCAGTCGCTGAATGCCTTGCAGCTGAATGCGACTTGCTGCTTGACCCTAGACTTGGCGATGTTGATTGCGAACACCGCTTGCCACTCAGGCTCGAACCGCTCAAGGTATTGCATGAATGGTGTGATGCTATCTTTCTCAACCTTGCTGATTGCACCGAACACCACGATTGCACATGCACCAGCAGATGTAGGAACCATCGCACCTCGTGGGTCTTTGATGGTTGACTCCCACGTGGGTAGCTGGTCAGAGAATGTCAGGAAGGCTTGGAAGTCACGCGCCGCCGCCTCACCGATTGCGCCTGACAACGCAGCGATAACGCTATCTGCATCAAGCTCGTGGCGTACCTTCACGATGTTGCTTGCTCGTTCGAGTGAGCGCGGTGACACGTAAGCCTGTGCAGGTTTCAACGGGTTGTAGATGTACGGATTCTCTTTCTGATTACCGTCTGTATAGCTCGCAAATATCTGCGGGAACTGACGCCCGAAAGCAAGAATCTCAGGGGCGATGTTGTTAGGTATAGCCCAGTCGCACCACTCCTCGAAGCTAGGCTTCTGTACATGCAGCGGGATGATGCGGTTAAGGGAGTGGGCTTTCATCATGTCACCCACACCGTCTGTGGCTAGGTTACCAGTCAGAAAGATCCGAGATTCAGGGTGTACTGCGATGTCGCCCAGCCTCGGGTTGTGTGCCTCGAGCATCGGGTGCAGCATGTTCTTCACAGGGTCAGCACCCTTCGTATACTCGTCAAGGTTGACGATGACCGGCTTGCCTGTGTGAAACTTGAACCGAGCGTTGGGGTAGTACCTCGTGGTCTTGGTCTCGTGGTCGATCACCGGCATAGCAATGTCGCCCAAGTCCATGTTAGGCACGTCGATGTACGCCACCTCGTGATGGGGTAGCATCTCGCGCAGGGTTGCAGTCAGGGATGACTTGCCGATCCCCGGCTCGCCACGTAGCAGGTAGCGGTTGCTCGGGGTAGCTACGATGATCTTCGCAGCTTGCTTCAGGGTTACCGTCTTGCCAAAGTTAATCTCGGACATGCTTAGCTCCTTCGTTGTGGTTGTTACTGCTTCTTAGGTACGGGGTAGTACACATCCCCAGTCTTCTCTACTCTCGCATCACCCTCGTATATCCCAGCGAGCACTACCTGAAACATAATCAACAGGTTGCGGTACTTCCATTGCAGGTGTAGGCAATACATCCCCAGCCCCGCAGCGATTACGCCTAGTAAAGTTACATCACTCACGTTCAACCCCCATTAAAATCCGCCACCGTCAGCACATCGCGGTACATGATGCGGCTATATTGTTTAGATGCGTCCTCGTCGGGATACAGATGTTGCACGTAAAGTTCAGCGGCTAGCTTTGTGTCGAACAGCGTGGGGATTTCCCGCTCTTCGTTGTGCTCCCCTTGCACATACCAAACTTGCTTCATTCGAACCCCCTTTTCTTTAGTTTGTCTTCAATGCTCACACGTGACGCCCACAGTCTGCCTTGCACCTGCGTCATTTCCTGCACCACATCGACGATATCTTTAGCCGACATACCTTTAGTCTTGACCACGTTGTGCATTTGCTTTTCCCACGCCTTCTCAAGATGCTTCAGTTCATGCGCCACGATAATTAGTGCGCCTTCGTTCACGTCAGTCATACAGCCTCCCAAAAGATGATAGTTCCATAGACCCACTACTCCTATGCTGCAAAGATAATGATTGCAACTGCGATAACTGCACCTGCCAATGCCCCGAACAGGGCGGCTAGGATGACTAGTACTTCTTCCCTATCCATCTACATCCCCCTCGAGTAGCCTGTCTGTTTCCACTAGCTTACGCAGCTCTAACGCTACGCTGTTAAGTACAACGTGCAGCACGGTGTACGCACCTGCCCTATCCTCGGGTGATAACGCTTCGATAACTGAGTACGCATAGTGAATGGCATCGCTCAGGTTATCTCTCACGCCGAACAGCGGCACTTCCATGCCGGTGATCAGGTTCTCTACTTGGTCTCTTAAGTCGCTCATCTCACGCCTCCTTTGTGTGAACTGTTAAGCCCAATCAACAGGCTCGGGTCTGTTACTACGATGTTGTTACTCTTAGGCATTGGCACGATGCAATGCGTTTGCTTCTTTGATAACGCCTCGCCGCACCCTGCACAGGTGATGAGTACTTTCTCTCTTCTGCACCGCTGTGCTCTCGCATGGGGTACTCGCTCCCACGCACAGACTTGGCATATAGCTTTGTGATCGTCTTCGTCGGTCATGTCTCTCCCCTTGTAAGGATGTAGTGCAGCCTTAAGTCGTTGCGTAGTTGCTCTTCTGATATGTCAGCTTTGTCGATGTACCTGTCTGCAAGGTCAGGGTTGTAGTGGGTGCTCCGGTAGTTATCTCGATACATAACTAACCACTTAGCTCCTGCCTCGCGGTACGTCACAATCCAATCTTTAACCTTGCGGTCGCGCAGGTCGTACCACACCGAGCCGTCAGGGTCGGGCTTGCTCCGCTTCCAAAACACGTCACTCATCTCCCCCTCTCAATGTAAGATTTCTGAGCCTAGCTCATTTCTGTTATGTCTAGGGATACTATAGTAGTCGTAAGCTTCTAACTCTTCTGCTCTGACTCTCATCAACCACTCGGCCTCGAGCCTATCGAGCAGGGCTTCTTCTGCTTCGGTCAATCCGTTGTCGAACGCGACTTCGATTAAGCGTTTCATCTGTGACATGGTTAGCTCCTTCTGTTTTGTTAGTCGAGTATGTAGGGTGCTACAAAGCATAGGATGTAGATCGATGCACCCCATTCTGGTATCGGTGTGGGATGTAAGAAAGCTAGGTAAGCGGTGAGTGCCGAGCCAAGTGCAGCGGCGATGTGTTGTATCGGTTGCATTGCTCCTCCTGTATTGTAAGGAAATCAGGGTATTGTAAGAGAAAGTGTTGACAATGTTTTGTGCTGAATCTTACGTTGTCATTTTGCTAAGTGTCTAGCATTGATGCGGGTTCTCAGCCCTCTATTATTATTATTTTATTATTATTATTATATATTGTAAGGTTGTAAGAGCTTTTTTAGGGTATGTCTACGTGAGAGGATTTTTTCTGATGCACTTGCTGTGCTGCTTCTTTTTTGTGCAGTACCCTATTCATATACTAAAAATCCTCTTACAACCTTACAAAACACCTAAGTCTTTGATTTTATTATGTAATCTCTCTTACAAAGCACCATTTCAAAGTCTTACAATATATCTTTTTTCTTACATTGCTTGACAAGTGCGTCGACGCCCAGATAAGCTGCTGGTACAGCAGCTTAGTCCAGCCACACTCCTTGCTGCGGAACTCGGGCGAATACATTGGCTCGACCCATATTGTTAGAATGTTGACGATATGGCACAGGTGCGTGACCACCCTGCACTCGCTTGTTGACCCAGCCCACCTTACGCTTAGGCATTGCGATACCTAACGCGCCCTTGTCTACCGTGTGAACCTTACGCATAACACCCCCGTAAAAGAAAGCGGGGCGCAATGCGCCCCGCGATTACACATTGGCAACTACACATTACATTGCAGCAGCAGCGGTCTGAACTTCATTGATGAGTGCGATTACTTGCATCAACACGTTGCGCTTGCTGCTTGGTTTGTCTACGCCGGTTTTCTTACACACAATGTAGCCATCATTTTTCAAGTCGCGCAGTTGATCCTCGAAGCGACCGCCGAGTGTTTCGAATTCGGCGCGGTTACGGATTGTCAAAGATGCACCAGTGATTGAAGCGATTGCATCAGTTAGGGGTTTGTAGTTACCAGCACGAGCCGCACGAGCGATCATAGCTTCACCTGCTACTGACAACCCTTCACGAGCATACTTGCCGAGCTTGCCTTTCTGATTACTCAGGTAGGCGAGAGCAGGCGCACTCGCTTGACCGACTGCGGAAAGTTTCTTTTCTGTAACAGTCTTACCTGCAACGATTACTTGCGCCGTGCCATACTCAACCATAGCTGCGTTGACGGAATCGGTATCGAATTGAGCGATGTTATTCATTTTGCTATCCTTTCAAGGTTGATGAACAAGCATACTCGGCTGAATATGCTTGCCTATCGGCAAGGTACGTCGCGCCTTGCCATCGCGAACTAATAGCGAGTTTTGCCCTGCTCGCTAAAAGTCAATCGGTTCACCGTCTAGCATACTGACTTGGCTGCGTCTACACGCGCTTACTTGACTATGGCAGCACCCAAAAACCTGCCACTTTCGACCGTTGAAATACTGCCCTTCGCACCGCCCTCGCCCCGAATAAACACGCCGAGCTTAGCTAAGGAATTCAGTCAACGGATTATCAAGCTCGCACTGGTAGCTATCTGACCAAGCTTGCATGAACCGTACAAATCAAATTGTTAATGAAGCACTCCGCGAACGGAACCGCCCCTACCCCTATTGCTATTTTTGCTAGTCCGCGATTCCAACGCGCCCATAGGCGGGGAAAAGGGTAAGCAAGCAACAAAGTTAAAGAACCGAACCGCTAGAACCGCGCCGGACTGCGTTGTGAGCCGGTAGATGAACTATAGCAAAACGTCATACAAAACCGATTTTTTCCGCCCCACCCCACTACACCCCACACCCCAAAAAATAAAATGGGACTCCGCGTCCAGCCCTACACTATGAAATGCACGTTATACCAACGACTCTACAACTCCATATCACTTTGACAACATTACCCCCACCCCATCACAAAAACGCAAGTAGCTAGCAAAGTGCGTTTTACGAAACACCCCCCGTCAATGGTACCTACACCTCCTTTACAAAACGGCACTACACTGCTATAAACGCGCCCATACCCACAGAGCGTGGTGCCATGATCAAAATAGAACCTGCTGACGACAAGCCGTTGCCGTTTAGTACATCACCTGACGAGGTTGCTACCTTTCAGGATGAAGTAGCTCTTGCCGCAAATACGGCAGAAATACTGAAAGAGCTAGGTGCGCCTATTGAGATCGAGACAACCGACATCGACAAGACCGTCGAGTTGTTCAAGGCACGGCGCAAAGCCACCAAAGAATTGCAGCAGCCCGAGACTGCCTTCGCTGCATCCCTATTCCTAAAGACATATGCCAACCGCGTAGCTGCCGATGTGCAGGAAGTGCGCAGTGCAATCACGGCCAAGCTAATGGAAATCGCCAACTGCGGTGACCCACGGTACGAGTTGAAAGCTTTGGAGCTGCTAGGTAAGCACAGCGACGTGGGGCTGTTCACTGAACGGAGCGAGATCACGATCAACCACCGGTCGTCGGATGATCTGGAAGATGCTATTAAAGAACGCATCAAACGACTGCTTAATAGTGACGTGGTAGATGTGACCCCCCTTGCCGAGAGTCTGGATGCGGAGTTAGGCGTAGCCGTTGATGAGCCACGTGCATCTGAGATGCTGGCTTTGTTAGACCCGGAAGAATCTGACCCTGAGGGCGACCACGAAGATGACGACATTAAGTAACGTGTCGTTAAAAGACATACCTAAAATCCTGCCACTCCTAAGTGAGCAGGAGAAACGTCAGGTATTGTTCGAGCTAGAGGCGCTACAAGAGCTAAAGCGCAAAGAAGCAGCGCAGGATAGGTTCTTAAACTTCGTTTCCGAGGTTTGGCCTACGTTTATTGGGGGTAGGCACCATGCGAGGATGGCTGATGCGTTTGAAAGGGTGGCTCGCGGAGAGTGCAAACGACTCATCGTCAACATGCCACCACGGCACACGAAGTCAGAATTCGCCTCATACCTGCTGCCAGCGTGGTTTCTGGGCAAGTTTCCTCACAAAAAGGTGATTCAGACCTCCCATACCGCTGAATTAGCGGTGGGTTTTGGTCGAAAAGTGCGAAATTTGGTCGATTCCGAGGTGTACAGCCGCATATTTCCGGGCGTTTCGCTACAAACTGACTCGAAAGCGGCGGGTAGATGGAACACAAACAAGGGTGGTGACTACTTCGCTATCGGTGTGGGCGGTGCTGTGACCGGTAAGGGTGCAGACATCCTGATTATTGATGACCCGCACAGCGAACAAGAGGCCGCACTTGCCCAAGTGAACCCCGACATCTACGACAAGGTGTACGAGTGGTACACATCGGGGCCTCGTCAGCGTCTGCAACCGGGTGGAGCCATCGTAGTCGTGATGACTAGGTGGTCGTTGCGTGATTTAACAGGCCAAGTGATCAAATCCAGCGCCTCACGGGGTGGTGATGAGTGGGAAGTGATCGAGTTCCCGGCGATCCTGCCTAGTGGCAATCCGTTGTGGCCTGAGTTTTGGTCGATAGATGAGCTAGAGAAGCTCCGTACTGAACTGCCGAACAGCAAGTGGCAGGCGCAGTACCAACAGCAGCCTACATCCGACGGTGCAGCTATCGTCAAACGGGAGTGGTGGAAGGTCTGGGAAGAAGAACGGCCCCCGCAGTGCGACTACATCCTGCAAACGTGGGATACGGCGTTCGAGAAGAACAACCGTGCTGACTTTTCGGCGTGTACGACATGGGGTATCTGGTACAACGACGAGGATCACGGGCAGGCCAACATCATTCTGTTGAATGCGTTCAAGGAACGCATGGAGTGGATCGAGCTAAAAGAGACGGCATTCAAGCACTACCAAGAGTGGGAGCCGGATGGCGTGCTGATCGAGAAGAAAGCGACCGGGGCACCCCTGATATATGAGTTCAGGGCGATGGGCATACCGGTGCAGGAGTACACCCCCTCTAAGGGGAACGACAAGATTAGTAGGTTGAACTCGGTGTCGGACATCATCGCGTCAGGCAAGGTATGGGTGCCAGAGACTCGGTGGGCCGAGGAGCTAGTAGATGAGATCGCTAGTTTCCCCAGTGGTGAGCATGACGACTTAGTTGATGCCACGACACTTGCGTTGATGCGATTCCGTCAGGGTGGGTTTATTCGCCTGCCTAGCGACGAGCCAGAAGAAATTAAGTGGTTCAAGTCCAGCAAGAACGCTGGTTACTACAACGTGTAAGGAAAAATCATGGCAATCGATAAAGGACTGTATGCAGCGCCCCTCGGCCTAGCCGACGCAGCTGTGGCGGAGCCGGACTTGGAGATTGAGATCGAAGACCCAGAGTCGGTGAAAATCGGCATGGATGGGATGGAGATCGAGATTGAGAAGCGCGAGCCTACCGCAGAAGATTTTGATGCAAACCTCGCTGAGTTCATGGATGACGGTGAGTTAGCGTCGCTAGCAGATGAGTTGGTTGGCGACTTCACAGGTGATGTGGACTCCCGCAAAGACTGGGTAGATGCCTACGTCAAGGGCTTGAAGCTGCTTGGCTTGAAGGTGGAAGAGCGTAGCGAGCCTTGGTCTGGCGCGTGTGGCGTGTTCCATCCGATGCTAACTGAAGCAGTTGTGCGGTTCCAATCAGAAGCAATCGTCGAGACGTTCCCAGCGATGGGGCCAGTCAAGACACAGATCGTCGGTGCTATCGACAAACTACGCGAAGAGGCAGCAGCCCGCGTACGTGAAGATATGAACTACCGCCTGACCGAAGAGATGGTCGAGTATCGCCCTGAGCACGAGAAGATGTTGTGGTCTCTGCCGTTGGCGGGTTCAGCATTTAAGAAGGTCTACTACGATCCGTCACTAGGTCGTCAGGTGGCGATGTTCGTTCCTGCTGAAGACATGGTTGTGCCATATGGCGCGTCGAGTCTGGAGACGGCGGAGCGTGTCACACACGTGATGCGTAAGACCAAGAACGAGCTACGCAAGCTGCAAGTGGCTGGGCTGTACAGAGATGTCGACCTTGGTGATCCGCAGAACGTGCTGGATGACATCGAGAAAGAGAAAGAGCGCGAGCAGGGTTACGTCGGCAACGTCGACACCCGCTATAAAGTGCTTGAGATGCACGTCGAGCTGGACCTGCCGGGCTTTGAGGATACAGATAAGGAGGGTGAGCAGACAGGCATTGCACTGCCATACGTCGTCACCATCGAGCGTGGTACGCAGACTATTCTGTCTATCCGTCGTAACTGGTACGAGGACGACGTGCTTAAGCTTAAGCGCAATCACTTCGTTCACTATGTGTATGTGCCGGGGTTCGGCTTCTATGGCTTTGGCTTCATTCACTTAATCGGTGGTTACGCTAAGGCAGCAACATCCATCATGCGTCAGCTGGTCGATGCAGGTACGCTGTCTAACCTGCCGGGCGGTATGAAGAGTAAGGGCTTGCGGATCAAGGGTGACGATACGCCTATCGCTCCGGGTGAGTTCCGTGATGTCGATGTGTCGTCGGGTTCGATCCGTGACAACATCCTGCCGCTGCCATATAAAGAGCCAAGCCAGACGCTGTATCAGTTGCTGAACCAGATCATCCAAGAAGGCCGCAGCTTCGCCTCCGCTGGTGACATCAACGTCAGCGACATGAGCACACAAGCTCCTGTTGGTACGACACTCGCTATTCTGGAGCGCACGTTAAAGATCAGCACAGCTGTGCAAGGTCGCCTGCACTACGCGATGCGTGGTGAGTTCAAGCTACTTAAAGCGATCATCCGTGACTACACGCCAGAAGAGTACAGCTACACACCAGTAGACGGAGACCGTCAGGTCAAGCAGGCCGACTACGACATGGTAGACATCATCCCTGTCAGTGATCCAAACGCTGCGACCATGGCGCAGAAGATCACGCAGTATCAGGCGGTGATCCAGTTGGCTCAGCAGGCTCCGCAGTTGTACGACCTGCCGCTCTTACATCGTCAGATGATCGAGGTGTTAGGCATCAAGAACGCAGCTAAGTTAGTGCCGACAGAAGATGACGCAACGCCTACCGACCCAGTGCAGGAGAACCAGAACGTGCTGATGGGTAAGCCTGTCAAAGCATTCGTCGAGCAGGATCACGAGGCCCACATTGCTGTGCATATGGCAGCGATGCAAGACCCTAAGATTCAAGAGATGATGCAGAACAACCCGATGGCAGGGGCTGTACAAGCTGCGGGTATGGCGCACATCAACGAGCACTTGGGCTTCCAGTACCGCAAAGAGATCGAGCGGATACTTGGCGTCACGCTACCGACCGAAGAGCAGAACAAGCAGATGCCTCCGGAGATCGCAGCACAGGTTGCTCAGATGGCGGCACAAGCAGCTCAACGCCTGTTGATGACAAACCAGCAGCAAGCAGCTCAACAGCAGGCACAGCAGCAAGCACAAGACCCAGTCATTCAAATGCAGATGCAGGAGCTTCAGCTTAAACAGCAGGAGATCCAGCGGAAGATGGAGAAAGACCGTGTCGATGCACAGCTCAAGCAGCAGCAGTTGCAGGTTGAGCAGGCCCGCATCGCAGCTCAAGAGAAGATCGCAGGCTTGCAAGTCGGTGCTAAGACTACCAACGCCCAGTCTGAACTCAGAGCACGGATGGAGGTCGAGGGTATCAAGCTTGGCCTGCAAGGTGCCAAGCAACGTCAGGACTCTTCACGTGCACAACGACCACAACCACAATCTATGCCACCTAAGAAGGAGACTAGATGAATGATCGAACCGTCCTAGGCTACTTAAAAGATAAGTTTAAGGACGAGCAAGCTCTCAGGGCTGAGTTTCTTGCCTCTGGCAATGCCACCACCCTTGAAGAATACAAACACGTAGCCGGAGTGATCCGGGGTCTGGCGATGGCTACGGAAATCTTAGATGACCTCGTGCAACGACTGGAGAACTCTGATGAATAGTGCTGTTGACCTCTCACAAGCTGTAGACCTGTCTGCTGTATTGGACAAGTCTGCGGATGAGAAAGCTAGGCAGTTGCCTGAACCAGCGGGGTATCACATCCTCGTAGCTCTCCCTGAGTCTGAAGAGACCTATGAGAGCGGCCTGATCAAGGCTGACGAGACTCGTCGGTTTGAAGAAGTGCTATCCACGGTGTTCTTCGTGGTTGCCCTAGGCCCCGATTGTTATAACGACCCGGCTAAGTTCCCTACCGGCCCATGGTGTAAGAAAGGTGACTTCGTCCTAGCTCGCCCTAACAGCGGCACTCGACTCAAGATTCACGGTCGGGAGTTCCGTCTGATTAACGACGACTCGGTCGAAGCGGTGGTGCAAGACCCCCGTGGTATTTCACGTGCTTAAGGAGAAATAGATGGCTACCAAGATGGAAATGACTGAGTTTGAGTTTCCCGATGAAAAAGAGGTGAGTCTGGAGTCAGAAGCCAAGAAGATGCAGGCGGCTGAACCAGAGATCGACCTTGAGATCGTAGACGACACCCCGCCTCAGGACCGTGGTCGTAAGCCTATGGCTGAGCCACCTGAGGATGTGACTGATGATGAGCTAGCTTCGTATGACGAGAAGGTTCAGAAGCGCCTCAAAAAGTTTACAAAAGGCTATCACGACGAGCGTAGAGCTAAGGAAGAAGCACTGCGTGAGCGTCAGGCTGCGGAAGAGTTCGCCCGTCAGATGTACGAGGAGAACATGCGGCTACAGACGCAGCTGTCCGAAGGCTCAAAGTTGTTTATTGAGCAAGGTAAGACAGCCGCTCAGATGGCTCTTGAAACCGCCGAGCGTAAGTACAAAGAGGCTTATGAGTCTGGCAACACAGACGCTATGGTCGAAGCTCAAAGGCATATCGCAGCAGCGACTTTGAAACTTGACAAGGCTGAGAACCTTAGACCTATTGAAGTAGAGGAAAAACCCGAGTATAGTCCGCCAAAACAAGTTGCTTCTCCTAGGGATGCCAAGTTACAGGAATGGCTTGTAGACAACCCTTGGTACGGCGACCAAAGCAATACTGACCATAAGATCATGAGCCACACCGCCTTAGGCGTGCACGCGGTTCTAGTCGAACAATATGGTGAGGGCTTTGTAGGTACGGATGATTACTACGAGAAGATCAACGCTCGTATGCGAAGAAGTTTCCCCGATTACTTCGGGAGCCAGCAAGACTCTCAGGATACCGAGGAGGATGAACCGCCAGCGCGGTCAGCCCCTTCCCGTGCCAAACCCGCTACTGTCGTGGCTCCGGCTACACGTAGTACGTCGCCCAAGAAGGTAAAGTTAAACGCTTCACAAGTGGCTATTGCCAAGCGTTTAGGTGTGCCTCTTGAACTCTACGCCAAGAAGGTTGCTGAACAACAGGAGAATAGATAATGGTTACCGAAACTCGTTTAACTCGTAATACCGAGTCCCGTGACAAGACTATGCGGAAGCAATCGTGGGCACCCCCTGAGCTTTTGCCTTCGCCTAATCCAGAACCCGGCTTCAAGTTTCGGTGGGTACGCGTATCGACGCTAAATTCCCCGGACCCTATCAATATTTCTGCTAAGCGGCGTGAAGGCTGGGAGCCAGTTAAGGCTTCTGAGCATCCTGAGCTGCAATACCACATCGACCCCGAGGCGAACTCGAAAGATGTGGTCGTAATTGGTGGGTTGATGCTCTGCAAGACCCCTGAAGAGTTTGTCGAGCAACGTAATGCTTATTACCAAAAGCAGGCAAATGATCAGATGAATGCGGTAGACAACAACCTGATGCGCCAGAGTGACCCACGGATGCCTCTGTTCAATGAACGGAAATCATCCACTAGCTTTGGCTCTGGAAAATAATTTTTTGGAGTTTAATCATGGCTTATCCTACTGTAAGTGCCCCTTACGGCCTACAGCCGATCAATCTGATCGGTGGTCAGGTCTTCGCAGGTGCGACTCGTCAGTTGCCGATCACTCCCACTATCGGTAACGGTGGTGGCTCGATCAACTACAACACCCCGATCTACTACGGTGATGTAGTGCAGCTGAGCCAAGCAAATAGCACCATCATCGTCTCGACTCTGGACACAGATACTTCTGCTGTTCCGGGCGTTGTTGGTGTTTTCTTGGGTTGCACCTATACCAACCCTGTAACCAAACAAAAGACCTTCAGCCAGTACTGGCCCGGTTTTGCGTCTGGTGTAACTGACGCTTACGCGTACGTTGCAGATGATCCTGACCAGCTCTACAAAGCTGCGTCGGTGGGTAACACTGTTAACACCACCGGTCTGGTTATCAGCGCTGTATCGCAAGTTGTCGTTGGTAACAACGCTACTCTGATCTTGAACACTGGCTCGGCAACGACCGGTAACTCGAAGATTGGCGTATTTGCTAACGCAGTAAGCACCCCGCTGCCAATGCGAGTAGTTGATGGTATCCCTGATACTGCAACCTCCAACGGCTACACCGAGCTGGTTGTCAAATTTAACTTTGGCTACCATTCTTACAACAACGCTGACGGCGTAGCTTAAGGAGTAAATCATGGCTATTTCACGCGCACAACTACTGAAAGAGCTGCTCCCCGGCCTGAACGCCTTGTTCGGTATGGAGTATGCTCGTTACGGCGAAGAGCACAAGGAAATCTACGAAACTGAGACTTCCGAGCGTTCGTTCGAAGAAGAGACCAAGCTGTCCGGCTTTTCGGCAGCACCGGTCAAAAACGAAGGTTCTGCAATTGCGTATGACAATGCGCAGGAAGCATGGACTGCTCGATACAACCACGAAACCATCGCTCTGGGTTTCTCGCTGACCGAAGAGGCCATCGAAGACAACCTGTATGACAGCCTGTCGGCTCGTTATACCAAGGCGCTGGCTCGTGCTATGGCTTACACCAAGCAGGTCAAAGCAGCTAACGTGCTGAACAACGGCTTCTCGTCGTCCTATCCGGGCGGTGACGGCAAGGCACTGTTTGCTACTGACCACCCGCTGGTGTCGGGCGGTGTCAACTCGAACGAGCCTGCCACCCCTGCCGATCTGAACGAAACTTCTTTGGAAGCCGCCGTTATTCAGATCGCTGCTTGGACTGACGAACGTGGTCTGCTGATCGCAGCTAAGCCACGTAAGCTGATCGTCCCACCTGCTCTCCAGTTCGTTGCTACTCGTCTGTTGGAAACCGAACTCCGCGTCGGCACCAATGACAACGACATCAACGCTCTGAAGAACAACGGTTCGATCCCAGAGGGCTAC